CAATACGGAGTATTTCTAGTTTAATTTCTTCGTTATTTAAATGATCATTTGCCATGTGTCATAGTTCTTAAAGTATATACTTGTTGAACAATTTTATCATGATCTGGATGACCTTTGTTCCAATATGGACCAGTTCGATCATTCATAATCTTAGATATTTCTGCTTCAATATCTTTACCTTGATCAACAGTTTCAGAATCTGTTGAAACAATTTTATCTTCAGACATCATATTAGCAATCTTTAAAAATCCTTTTATAACTGTAGGATTATTTCCTAATACAGAACCATCTTTTAAAATTGTTGTATCTAAAAAATCTGCACCCAAATTTGCTTTTGCAATAGCTGCAGCTTTTTTTCTGTTCTCATCAAATGATTTACCCCACTCTTGTCTCAACTCTTGTTCTGCTTGAACTTGTGAAGTTTCTGCATCTATTTTAGTTTGTTGAGCTGTGCCTTCCATCATACCTTTATAATATTCTAATATACCTTGAGCTTGTTTATTATTAAGACCTAGCTTATGTGAAGTCTCGGCAAAGGTTTTAATTGCAGCTTCATCTATTGGAACAACTTCTGATTTAGCATCAAGTTTATATTTGTCAGCAGTTTCTGGTCTGCCAAGTTTTGTATAAACTTCATTCCATTGATCATCTGTTGAGTTCTCATTAGGCACTGCAACTTTATCAGTTCCAATCATTCTTGTTGCATTGATATAAGATTTAGCTAGTGCATCTATCTCTGTAAACTTAGATATGTTTGGATCATTTCTAAATTCTTCAGAGATTGCTTCTTTCCAAGACTTTGCAACAGTTGGTTGTTCAGTAGTAGAAGAAACTGGTTGTTGTGTTGTTTCTTTAGGTGCTTCTGTAGTAGTTTGTGTTGTCTCTGCTACAGGCACAGTTTCCTGTGTTATCTGTTCTTGTGACATTGTTATTTACCTTTTTCGTTATCGTTTTGGAGCATTGATTTAATAAATAGAAGTACACTCCTTTGACCTTCCATGTATGCACTCTCATGACTATCACCTTTTACATTTGTGGTTGACATGAAGTGACATCGTTTTTCTAAATCAGATATAATAAGTTTACCTTCATCTGAATTAAAAATTTGTTTGTATGCTTCTCTTAATGCTTTAAGCTGCCTTTCTAATTGTTTTATTTGATCCATTATTCAATTTCAGCATTTGCTACAGCTTTCGCTTCTTCTGGTAACGCTTTAGCTAATGGTGCTATATCTCCTCCTGCTTTAGCAACTTGTTGTAGTTGTTGCATCTGTTGCATTTGTTCTTGTTGTTGTTGTGCTTGTTGTCTTTCAGCATTTAATTGGTTTTGTGGTTTTAATATTTTTTGTGGTACACCAACTATATCAGCTAAGTGTCTTACTAATTTATCCATGTTAACATGATCAAATACTGGAGCAACATTAGCAAGTGATCCCATAATTTCTATTGCTCTCATAATTGATTGTAGCTCTGTAGACTTTTGTGCTTTTGCTAAAGGAGATACATATTCTATTTCTATATCTTTTCCTTGTAAAAAATCTGGAGCTTCTCTAAATAAATTCTTTCTCAATAGTATTGCAAAAGTTCTATCGATTAATGGTTTTAATAATTCAGATTGTAATCTTCCTAACACTGGTCCAAGTAATCTCATCTTCTCTTCATTACGTTGAATAACTTCTGTTGCTGTCATCTGTGGACCTTGTTGCATCATTAATTGATTTACATAGAAAGCATTTCTAATTGAGTTTCTTCTTTGCTCTTCCATGTTTAAACCTAATGGAGTATTCGCACCAATGTTTAATGCTTCAATTCTATCTCTTGTACCTGATCTATAAAAATTTAATCCACCCGGTACAGTTCTTACTGGTAATATAAATCCATCATCAGGAACTAATAAAGGTGGGTCTACTTGTTTTTGTGCAGACTTAATTGTAGTCTTAGACATTTCATTTAACATCTTTACGTCAGGCAAAGCTGTCATTGCAGGTGATCTTCCATATATCTCATGCGATGCTTTTAAATATCTTGGTACTACAAATGGAAATTCTCTAAATCCAGATACAGATAATTCATCACCTTTAGCTGTCATGTAAACAGATTCAAAAGGCATATTAGCTTTGTCTTGTTTCTTAGGATTAAAATCTGATCTTGGATATACTGCATGAATAATATCTATTTCTTCATACGGATCTTTTTTTGCAAGCATTTCAAATTGTGCATTGCTGCCAAA